ACCGGGACAACACCAAAAGTTTTGGCATTGAATCGGATGTACCTTGAATCAAACATTTAAATTATGGCAATTCAAACAAAATATGTAATCCAGGATGCAACAAATTTGATGTATTACACAGAAGATCATTCAGTTGATGTTGGCAATAGATGGACAAACAATTTCAACAATGCCCATTTATTTGATACAATTAGTAGTGCAGAAAATGAAATTGATATTGAAGAATATAACAACACATTTTTTCAAATTTTACCAATAACCCAAAAATTATAAAGGAATTAAAAAAGGCACAAATTAACAATGGATAATTTACAATTTATTGCAGACCGATTGACGGCAATTGATGATAAATTTGATGAGAAATTGGATAAAATTTTGATTCAGACAACCAAAACAAACGGCCGGGTTAATAGTTTAGAGGATTGGCGAAAGTTGATTTCAAAAATCATTTGGACATTGATAGGAATGATTGTTGCCATTGCAACATTTTTAATTGAAAAAAACATTAAATAAATAAGTATGAAATTATCAGGATTATTTTCATTGAATTTAAGGGATGCAATACATGGATTTTTAATTGCATTTTTGACATCTGTATTATCAGCGGTTGTTGCACTATTGAACACCGGGGCAATGCCTGGGATTGTTGATCTGAAAAATTATGCAATGATTGGATTAACAGCCGGGATTTCCTATGTTACCAAAAATTTGTTTTCAAATTCAGATGGGGAATTATTGAAAAAAGATGCGTAATTTATTAATCATACTTTTTTTTGTTTCATGCAATCCGGTTAAACAGGTTTTGAAAAATCCTGAAAAATTCAACCAGGTTAAAGATGAGGTGATCAAAAGGGGATATTGTGCCAATGATACAACATTGATTTTCAAATCAGATACAACATTGATTGTTGATTCATTGATTGAAATCAAATCAGATACAACAATTGTAAATGATACGATTTTTATTACACAATGGAAAAACAGGAATTACACCAACACATTTTTAATCCATGATACAATCAAATCAATTGTTGTTGATCATGCCAGGGTAAAAATATTGATTAAGGAAAACCATCAGTTAGCAATAAAATCAGATCATTTCAAAAGCCAGGCACAAACCAGGTTAAATTGGTTAATCATTGCCGGTTTATTATTTGTAATTTTGTTAATCTATAAATTGAAATAATATGAAACAATTAAAGGAAGCCGGAATATTTGCAGCATTTGGATTTCTATTTGGAACCCTGGGGCAGATCGAATTTTGGAGATGGAAAGTTGATTTGATTTTAAATGGGTTTAAATATTTGCCTTTTGCCATTGCACCATTGTTTGCATTTATTTCAGCATTCATCATTGTTGGCAAAGTTTCATTTCATTATTTTTCGGAAACAGACAATGCCGGAAATAAGTCATATAACACCTTTATTTTGGTTTTTATAATGATGTTGATATTTGGCCTGGGAATATCATTTGAAGCGATTTCCGAGGCATGATTTTAATCCTGTATACTATGATAAACATTTTGTTGGCGAAAATAGATGCAACAAAAATAAAAAAGGGAATCCATATCAAACATGGAATTAATGCCCTGATTTATTTTGCATTGATTGCACCAACATTTTTTTTTTCCTGGCATTATCCATTGGCATTGTTGGCATTGCGGCGGATTGTTTTTGATGTTTCTTTAAACCTATTCAGGGGATTGAAATATGATTATATTTCAGAAACCACAACATCCATAATTGATAGGATTTCATATAACTATCAAAAACAATATGGATTTTTTGCATACTACATAATATTTATTATCATCATAATAATTTGCATATGAAAGATCAGATCACATTGGACAGAATAAAATTGATCCATCCTGTTTTGAAAGATGAGTTATCAGATATTTATGATGAAATATGCAGTTCATTAACAAGCAAATCATTTTGCCGGTTTTCACATACTTTGCGAACATTTGCGGAACAGGATGCATTGTATGCACAGGGCAGAACAAAGCCGGGCCCAATCGTTACCAAAAGCAGATCAGGGCAATCAGCACATAATTTCGGGTTGGCGGTTGATATTGTATTGATCCATGAGGGGAAGGCAATTTGGAACATTAAAAATGATTATGATAAGGATGGAATTCCTGATTGGATGGAAGTAGTAAAAATATTTAAATCCTATGGTTGGGAATGGGGGGGTGATTGGAAATTCACAGATAATCCGCATTTCCAAAAGTTGATGGGATTGAGCATAAAAAAATGCCTGGCATTACACCAGGCAAAAAAATTTGATGAAAAGGGATTCATCAGGATTTAAAAATGTGAAATTTCACGATCCTTTTTTCGCTGTAAATACTTTTGTTGTTGATATTCAACTTTACATTTTTTACATTTAGATTCACGTTTATCATTCATTAACCGATTAACCGGAAAATCATCCAATGATTTTTCAATTTTGCAAGTATTACATATTTTCATTTTCATATAACTTTTGTTTTATCAATGTTTTGACCTTTATCATTAAATCGGACATATTCAACCGGCGGAAAGAATTTATCAAATAATCGTTCATGTTGCCATAATCCAAAGCCAGGGTTAAAAAATAATTTCCCATCAATCAGTTTCCAGGGAATCATTTTACGTTGATTTTTGCATTTGATGAATTCACCAATATCATGTGTTATTCTCATTTTTTGAATCGTTTTAAAAACCAATAGATTTCATTGGCAATGGTAAAAGCCAACCAAACCGGAATTGATATTGTGATGAAAAAAAAGATTTCAATCAAAAATTTCAAATCATTTTTCAATCTTGCCAATGTTTTATTCTTCATAATCATCATTTTTACGGATGTCAACACCTGATCCATTGCATGACCTACATATTAAATCCGGGTTACAACCTTCCCCGGTTCCATTGCACAATGTACACATGTTATCAGATTCATCCTGATCATAAGAATCAACAATTGTTTCATCCTGAAAATAAATATTTTCATCCGGCAAAATAATGGATTTCAATAACCCTTTTTTTTCCCAGGTAAAAAGCAGATTCAAAGCATCATCAACACATTCAGGATGGTAAATCATACCATCCACAAATGATCCCAAAATAAAATGTCTTTTTTTCGGATGTAAATCCATCCATTTTTCATTTTCCATGTTTGTTTTTGTTTTGGTTAAAAAAAGTTTTAATTAATGCGTTTCCAACAAGATAAACGATAAGAGTTAAAATACCAATGATGATTGTTTCAAAAATTGTGATCATTTGATTTTGTTTGTTTGGTTTAAAAATATGGCCGGGATTAACCGGCCTGGGTAATTAATTGTTTAATAATTTGTTTGCATAATCAATTGCAGAAATTAATGATGATATTTCCGGATGTTTAATTTCTTTAATAAATTCAAATTCCTGATTTTGCCCGGAATTATATAAAAATGTAAAATAATAATCATATCCATTATCAGGATTTTTTCTTCTATTAATAACTACTTTTTCATTTTTCGTTTTTGACTTAACTATTTTAATGCTCATGTTGTTTTGGTTTAATTGTTTCACAAAGATAATGTAAATAACAATATGTTTATTAAATTATAAAATATTTTTTATTTTTTTTATTATAATGTTTTATCCTATATTTGCAATTCACCAAATAACAAAAAAAATGGGCAGACAAAAGCCAGGCCGGAAACCAATTCCGGATGATCAAAAAGTGAAATTAGTTTCACTTTATTTGACAAAAGATCAAAAGGAAGCCATCATTAAAAAATGGGGATCCCTTTCCAAAGCGGTTAGAGAATTGATATTACCAGTAATTTAAACAACAAAATTATTTCAACATGAAAAATGAATTAATTGCAACAAACGATGTAATGACAATTGCGGAAACATTCTACAAATCAGGAATGTTTGCAGACATTAAAAGCATGCAACAGGCAGCCGTTAAAATTTGGGCCGGGGCAGAAATGGGAATTTCACCATTTGCAGCAATGGGGGGAATCCACATCATCCAGGGGAAACCAACAATTGGAAGTGGTTTAATGGCAAACAGGGTGAAATCATCCGGTAAATATGATTACCATGTTATTGAAATGAATGATGTTATTTGTTCCATTGAATTTTTCCAATTATTACCCAACAAAGAATCATTGGGAATCAGCACATTTTCAATTGATGATGCAAAAAAAGCCGGAACAAAAAACATTGATCGTTTCCCAAAAAACATGTTATTTGCCAGGGCATTGAGTAACGGAGTGAAATTTTTTACACCGGATGTTTTTTCACAATCTGTTTATGTTCCGGAAGAAATGGGGAACATTACCGAAGATACAACAGCGGAAGTAGTTGAAAAGGCACCGGCAAAGCGGAAATTAACACCTGATCAATTCAATAAATTAATTGATGGCATTGCATCCGGGGCCAATGTTTCAAATTCATCAATGCCATTGTATCAATGGGCAATTGAAAACGTTGAATTATCCCAGGATCAATTGGATATGATTGAAAATGCAAATAACACTAACAACAACAACATCATTTTATGACATCAGAATTTTTATCATCAATAGAAAAGATTGAAAAATTGTTAATTGAAAGTGAAAAATTAATAATTGACAATCATACCAATTTAAAATCAGCCTGGGAAGAATTGAAAGTATTAAAGGAATTAACAGCATATCCAATTCAACCAAAGCCGGAATTAGTTGATTATTTTAAAGGCATGGGATTTAGAACCAGGGATGCAGTAATGAAAATCAGATCACATTTTGGAGTTGATCCAATTGAGATTGACAGACATGATCAATTTGTAATTGATACCATTTATGAATATCGTGTAACAAATTTCGGATCTGTATTATCATTTTTACAGGATCGGGGATTGGTTGAAATAAAAAGAACAGACAATAAAAATGGCCACATCCTATCATTCAAATTCAAAAATATTTAATCATGGAATTAACACCACAGCAAAGCGGATGGGTTAAGTTAGCCGGCATCAAAGAAACATTGGTTAACAACCTAAACAATGCAGAGTTATCAATACAAAGCATTTTGGCGGATTTGCAATCAAAAGATCATTTCCATATTAATCATGCAATCAATGAAGCAAAGGCAGTATTTAAACAAGCAAAGGGAAGCCGGTTGGAATTCACCAGGTTGATTGATGATAAGTTGATCAATCCAATAATGGATTATGAAAAGAGAATGCAGAAAAATATTGATGCCGGCGTTGTGATTGAATTGGAAGCCAGGAAAGCCGAAGCAATGCGAATTCAAGCGGAACAAATTTATTTGGATGAGGTGGCAGCATTTAAAACACACATCAAAAACGAATTAGCCAGGATAAAAAACAAATACATTGATGATCTTAGGAAAGGAATTAATGTAATGTACAGGGAATATTTAAAAGCAAAGGAACCAATTGAAATAATTGAATCCATGAAATTGCATACAGCATCTTTAATTTCATCATTCAAATTAGATGATTTTCAAAAGTTTCCATTAAATGCAGTAACAAATGAACAGGCATTTGAAATATGGGAAGAAATGGGAACATACAACCCGGAACAGGATTTATCAAATGCCATTGATTCCATTGATGATGTTTTCAAAACATATCAATTGGATTTGCAGAATGCAGAAATGGCAATTTTGGCAAACCAACAGAGGCAGATTGAAATTGATAAATCACGATTGGAACAACAAACCTTTGAAAAATTATCAAACGAATTGATTGATGATGCAAATTCCGTTAAATTGGAAATGCCAAAATTCAAAAATGAAATCAGGATTGTGTTTGATAATTCGGAAACATGGGCATTGAATATCATTACCCATTTCATGAAAAATTACCAATTTGTTTCAAAGCACATCAAGGTAAAAACCTGGGATAAATTAACATTGGGCCAAATGTCCACAGCATTAGCAAAGCATATTCAGGAAACCGGGGAACAAATACCATCATTCCAAATTGAAGAAATATGCAAGTAACAAACGTGAACCTTTACAAAGATTTTTCATTTGATAATTATTTGCAGTTACCTGGGTATTCATATTCATCATTCAAAAAGGGGAATTTTAAACCAACAGAGAAAATGAAGTTGGGAACGTATGTTCATCAATATTTGTTGGAACCTGAAAAATACAACCATGAAAACCGGGATGTTGTTGATCCAATTGCAAATGCATTGATCAATGATTTGGGGCCCATGTTGCCTTTTTTGGATGCTGAATTATCAGTAACATGTGATTTTGAACATGATGGATATGTGATGCCATACAGGGGCCGGGTGGATTTAGTCAGATCAGGGGCAATTGTTATTGATCTTAAAATATCGGAAATTCCATTAAACAGATCAATTGATTTTTTCGGGTATGCGGAACAATTAACCGGGTATTGCCTGGCCTTAAATTGTGATACAGGATTGATTATCAGAGCCAATCCAAAAACATTAAAAATTGAAAAGGCAACAATCCGCAAAAATCCGCAATGGTGGGAACGAAAAGTTTTGGCACATGGAATCCCAATAAATAATTTTAAATTTTAAACCAGGCCGGCAATGGTTAAACCGGATATTTTATGAGCAAATTATATTCAGCACTATTAAATTTATCAAAAATTGATAAAGAAAAGATTTTCAAATTGGATCAGACCGGGAACCTGTATTTGAATTTAGATATTTGGATAAATGATGAACCGGATAAATTTGAAAACATTGGATCCATTAACATTTCACAAAAGAAAGAGGAAAGGGAAGCCAAAGAAAAGAAATGTTATTTAACTTCAAAATTCAAATTGGTTGAATTTACCAAAGCAGAAGCAAAGCCGGTGGATCGTGTAGAACTTGAAAACGATTTACCATTTTAAAAAACAGGCCAGGGGTTACAGCCTGGCCATTATTTTCATATTATGGGAGTTAGTTCAATTGTATCATCAATGCAAAATTTAATCATTGCCAGGGAATACATGGATGATTTTGTGAGATCATATCCGGAATCACCAGGTGCAAAGATTTTTAAACAATATTCAAAAAAATTACAATGGATCCTGAATGATTTTTACACCTTCCCATTTTTCCCGGACATTATCAGAACAGGAATAAAAAATGAATTAAAATCAGATCCATTTGTAATTCCGGCAATAAATGAAAAATTGGCATTGTTAACACCGGAACAAAGGGAAATGATTGAAAAGGTAATTGATTCAATTTTAAATGGGGAAAGATTTGATGTTGAAATTAACAAGGATCAATTTGTTGATCCCAACAAAATGATAAAAACCATATAGTTGAAGCCAACAAAATGGTTTAAAAACCAATCAAAAAACAAGATAAAAATAAACAATGAACAAAATTGAAGCAGTAATCGAACAAACAAAATCGTTAATTGATTACAAAAGAAGGCAGAAAGCATTATTAACAGCCGAAATTATTGAACTTGAAAATATGTTGGATGTAGTAATTTCAATTCAAAATAATCATAACATTCCAAACGAGGAAACCAAAGTGAGTGAAACATTTTTAAATTCAAATAAACAATGACAATTCAAGAACAGATAATAAACCAGGAGAACGGAACAGAATATTGGAAAATACATTTTGAAAAGATTAAAAAAACACAATTAACCTGGGAACAATATCAACAGATTAGTGATGTAATTGATAGAATGTTATTTCAATTTTCATCTTGGGAAAAACCAAAAACCAAATAAACATGAACGAAAAATTTACACAACAACAAAATCATCCATTAGCATTTCAGGAAGCAGAAATTATTTATAATAAATGCTACATGATTCTATTCAATGAGGGGGCAGATAACAGCCAGGAATGTTTGATTACATCATTGGCGAAATCCTTTGCACATGAAATCATTTTGCAGATTATTGCCCAATACAATTTTAACACCGATTCCGAAAAAATATTTTATTATTTTGAGGTTGATAAATCCCTTGAATTTTTATGATATGGAAATTACGTTATCAACAGGCACATCAAAAGCATTTTCAAAATGCTTATCCCACAGCGTGGAAGGATGGATTTTACAGCAACCCAACAATCCCAAATGCAAAAACTGCAAATGGATTAACGAAAATCGTTAACAATTTTCTGAATTGGGAAGAACACCGATCAACCAGGATAAATGTTTCAGGCCGGTTAATTGATGGAACAGAAAAACAACCATCAGGAGTAACACTACATGTAAAGAAATGGATGCCATCAACAACCAGGAGAGGAACAGCAGATATTTCAGCCACAATAAATGGTAAAGCGGTGATGTTGGAAATAAAGGTTGGGAAGGATAAACCATCAGAATTTCAGATTGCCGAGCAAATCAGGGAACGCAAAGCCGGTGGCATTTATGAATTCATTTCATCACCGGAACAATTTTTTATTTTGTATGATCAAATCACAAAAATTGATAAATGAAATACATTTTTAAATTCATCAAATGCCGAGCATGCAAGCATTATTTTACCATCACAACAACAAAATATTCTATCATTTGCCCGACATGTAAGGCAGTAAATTAAATTTAATGAATGGTAAAAAATGGACAGATCAGGAGATTGAATATTTAAAATTAAATTTTGCCAACACATACACAAAAGATATTTGTGCCGCATTAAATAAATCTTATACATCCGTTGCCGGCAAAGCATATTTATTCAGATTGAAAAAATCACCTGAATTTTTAAAAATGGAATTGGCAATACAAGCCGACAGATTAAGAACAGATGGGGCATCATTCAGGTATAAAAAAGGAAATACACCGGCAAACAAGGGAAAACCAATGCCGGATGAACTTTACAAACGATTTGCACCAACCATGTATCAAAAAGGACATGAGCCGCATAATCTTCAACGTGATGGGGCAGAACGAATCACAAAAGATGGTTACATTCAAATCAGGATTAGTAAAAATGTTTACAAATTGAAACACCGGGTTATTTATGAACAACATCATGGCACAATTCCGGATGATATGAAAATAAGGTTTAAGGATGGGAACAAATTAAACGTGGACATTGAAAATCTTGAAGCCATCACCATTGGGGAAAACATGGCAAAAAATACCATCATGAGATTTCCAAAGGAAGTGAGGCAGACGATCAGAATTTTAAACAAAATTAAAAAAGTAATTAATGAAAAACAAGATTGAAGATTTACGGAATCATTTATTTGCAACAATGGAATCATTGATGGATCCTGAAAATCCAATGGAAATAAACAGGGCAAAAGCCATTGCAGATGTTGCCCAGGTGATTGTTAATTCAGTTAAAATTGAAGTGGATTTCCTTAAGGCAACCGATAGAACACAGGGCACCGGATTTATTCCGGAAGATAAGCAATTGACAAAATAAATTCCTAATTTCGTATTAAATACAATTGTAGCATAATTGTAATAACTTATTGGCCGGTTTTGGGGATCCGAGATGCTACCTTGGATCATTCCATTTCCGGCCACATTTATTTAATTGCCATGATTAAAGAAATTTACAATGATTACAAATCATTGGGGTTAACTATCATCCCTATTGAATGGGATGTTAAAAAAAAACAACCGGTTAGCCATAGGAATTGGGCAACAGAAACGGATTTTGATTTGTATTCCAAACACAATGGATTAATGATTAAAACCGAAAACAATTTCGGGGCCATTGATTTTGATTTGAAAAATACTAAAAACAAAAACCTATTCAAACAATGGATGGACATTATCACAAATGATAATCCGGATGTTTTAAACAAAGTATTCATTGAAGAAACCAGGAACCAGGGATTTCATGTTTGGATAAAATACAATCATCTACCCAAAAAAATGGCATTGGCGGATGCGGATGATGGATCAGAAGTAATTGCCCTTTATTGTAATGGGCCATTGGTATACACATACCCAACACCAGGTTACACAGAATATTATCAATCAATGTTGGATGTTGATGAATTGAATGATGATGATTTCAATTATCTTTTATCAATTTCCCAATATTTTAATGAGTACAAACCGGCATATGATCCAACAAAAAAAGCCATCAATTATCCAAAAGGTTATGAAAATGAATTGATTGATTATGATAAAAACATTTCAGATGATGATTTTGATATTATTTTAAATGGAATCGGAATTGAATTAATCCGGGATTTCCGGTATTCAACCAAAGACAAATTCCATGCATACAAACGCAAAGGATCAACATCCAATGCCATTTCCGCAAAAGTTTATTATAGATCACGAAGGGTTTTATTATTTTCGGCATCGTTGCACAATTTCCCGAATTGGCACAATAAACATGAATATCCTGTTTGGAGTTTATCACCATCGTTTATTTTATTCTATCACCTGAAAAGATCATGGGAAAATGTTTTTGATCACATCGGAATAAAAAAGCAATCCGGCCTGGCATTTCCATTTGATATTTTTCCACAGGCGGTTAAGGAATCAATTTTTGAGGTGGCAAAGGAACGATCCATGTCGCCGGAATTCCTGGCCACAGCCGGAATTTGGGCCGTTAGTTCATTGGCCGGTGCATCCTATGAATCCGAAATTGGATCAGCAAAGAACATTCTTTATTGTTTCCTAATTGCCCCAATGTCGGTTGGTAAATCACCGGCCCAGGAAGTAATGGCACAGAACCCAATGAAACGGATATTGGAACAATCAGATAGAACATACGCAACCGATCTTAAATTATGGGAAGGCCGCAAAGCAAAAGCACAGATTGATAAGAAACCATTTTTTGAATCCAGGCCCAAACGATTCATCCCAATTGTAAAGGATGGAACCATTGAAGGTTACATTTCATTATGCATGGATCAAAAAACCGGCATTGGAATTTATATTGATGAGGCCGAAGATATTTTGAATGCCGGTGCATACAAATCAAACAACAACACCATATCATTTTTAACCCAGGCATTTGGTGGGGGAAGATTTGTGCAATCCAGGGCCAACAGAGAAAATGAAAGGATAGTTAAAAACTTAAACATCAATCTATTGATGGGAACCCAAACGGAAAGGATCCAAAACATTTTTCCAATGGATAGGATCACATCAGGATTTGCATCCAGGTTTTTGATGTGCGAATCAGATTACAAATTACTAAACATTGAAGCCGATCCATTCAGCAGATCCAGGGAAATTTGCCAGGATTGGACAGATATTTTATCACAGGTTTATAATAACGCCAAAAGATACAATGAAACTGAAATTGAGCCGGTAAGAATCAATCTTACCAATGAAGCCAGGGGAACATATCGGAAAATTTATAAAGCCGATTTAGTGGCTGCAAATGAAAGAATTGAAAACAGGGTTGAAGGTTACATTTTGGGAACACATGCCAAAATGAGTAATTACATGGGCCGATTAACACAGATCGTTGCAATCCTTAACAATCCATCCAATCCAATCATCACAGAACAAATTGTGATCTTATCACAAAAACTTTACAAATACTATTCCGAAACAACATTAAAGATCATTTCCCGATTACATACAACCAATGAAACCGGATTACCTGAAAAATTGGAAAATCTTTACAATGCGTTACCTGATCAATTCAACCGAAAAGAGGCGGCGGAAATCTGTAAAAAAATCAATTTATCCGAAAGAAAATTTGATTCATCCATGAGAACAAAGGATTTTGCAGCATTATTTGTTAAAATTTCCCAGGGAGTTTATCAAAAACGGATTTAATTCATTGAAGCACCAATTAAGTTTTCTTACACATTTTACTTTAATTCCCGGTTTATCCGGGTTTTTTTATGTCATTTACACATGTTTACACGTTAACGTGTACGATGAAACCCAATACAGCACAGCGTTTACACGTTTACACGTGTACGTATAGAGATTATAATAATATATTATTATTATAAAGAGATACATATAAATATAGAAAATGAAAATTTGTGTGTAAACGTGTAAATCGTGTAAATGCCCAACCACATTGAGTTTCAGGCGTACACGTTTTACACAACATGTGTATTTACACAAATTAAAAAAACATTGTAACTTTATATCATGAATTCCAAAAATGAAATCATTGATGAACTTTACCGATCAAAGGAATTAAATGATTGCGTTAAAAAATACATTAAACCGGTTGAAATTCAACAAGATATCATCCAGGTTACATTTTTGGAATTACTTGAAAAACCGGATGAATTCATTATTGATCTTTACACCAGGAACAAATTGAAACAATATGTAATAAACATGATGTACAATCAAATCAAATGGCAAAGATCATCATACAAAAAAACACTACAAAAGGAATTATCTGTTTTTGAATTCATTGATATTGCCGAAGAAATCCAACCGGAAAAAATAATCATACCTTTGCACAAATTGAATTGGTATGATGCAAAGATGTTAGAACTTTATGCAGAACACAAATCATACAGGAAAATAGAAGCAGAAACAGGCATTGAATATTCAGGCATTTGCAAAACAATTCAGAAAGCCAGGAAACAAATCATTAAACACATAGAAAATGAAAATTGAAGATTTTAATTATTTATTTGAAAGGGTTAACCTGGGGATTGATGCACATCCATCAGAAGCAGAATTGGAACAATTGCACCAATGGGCAACATCAATTTCACCCAATGGAGATTTTTCATACAGAGGATGTCAATCATGCGTGAACTACATGGTGAAATTCGTATTTGATAACCAAAGCAAGATAAATGGCAAAGCAAGTAAAGAAAAAAGCAGCACCGAAAGCAAATAAACAACCATTGGTTAAAAAGAAATACATTGAATCCCCGGAAATGATGTGGACATTGTTTGAAGAATATCAAGCAAAAGTTAAATCAAATCCGTTTTATGTAAGAGATTGGGTAGGTGGAATGGCAATGCAAGTTGAAAGGCCAAAGGAAAAACCTTTAACCTATGAAGGATTTTCCAATTATGTTTTTTCAAAAGGCATCATAAAAGATACAGATGATTATTTTGGCAACACCGGGGGGGCATACGAATTGTATTCGGATGTCTGTTCACGTATAAAGCGAATCATCCGGGAAGATCAGATAGCCGGGGGCATGGCCGGGGTTTATAATCCATCCATTACACAGAGGTTAAACAATTTGGTTGAGAAAACCCAAACGGATTTGAAGATTGAACAACCTTTATTTCCTGATTAATGTTTGTATTTATTATGAAGGTGGTACAAAAATATAACTTACCTTTGTAATATGAAAAAACAAATCATTGGTTATGAGGGATTATATGAAATAGATATTGAAGGTAATATCAATTCTATTGCCAGGAAAGGAACAAAGGGCGGAAAAATATCATTGATCAAAGATGAATACTATGAAGTTGTTTTATGTAAGAATTCAAAAATGAAAAGATTTAATCTACATAGATTAATTGCAATTCATTTTATTGATAATCCGAATAATTACACCCAGGTAAATCATATTGATGGAAATAAATTCAATAATGATATTTCAAATTTAGAATGGTGCAACAATTCAATGAACCAATTACATGCGTATAAAAACGGATTAAGAATTTCAGCACATGGATCAAAGAACGGAAATTCTAAATTGAATGAAAATGATATCATTGCAATTAGAAAAGTTGCAAGTGAATCAGGTAGATATTATGGCAGAAAAATATTGGCTGAAAAGTACAATGTTTCAGAAGCACACATAAAAGATATTGTTAATAAAAGACGTAATATTTGGAAATATGTTTATTAGAACAACAGCGGTAAATAAAATTAAGAATTTAAAAAAGTTTTGTAGAGGAGTCCAGGGCGGCTCCTCTGCTTGTTAGTCCCTTGGGTGGAAATATTCAAGGGACAAAATAAGCCGGCAAAACTTATGCAATTATCCCAATACTCATTGATATTGCAACAAAATTTCCAAATTCAGAAATTTCCATTGTGGCGGAATCCATCCCACATTTAAAAAGGGGGGCCATGAAGGATTTCCGAAAGATCATGATTGATACAGGAAGATGGTTTTCAGATCGTTTCAATCAAACGGATTTCAAATATAACTTTGCCAATGGATCACAGATTGAATTTTTTTCCGCAGATAATGATTCAAAGTTAAGAGGGGCCCGAAGGGATTGGCTGTACATGAATGAGGCAAATAACATGAATTTTCATTCGTACACCGAATTGGCATCCAGGACAAAAAAAGGGGTTTACCTGGATTGGAACCCAACAAATCCGTTTTGGTTCCATGATGAATTGATGAATGATAACGATGTTGATTACCTGATTATAAATTACACAGATAACGAAGCATGTCCACCGGAATCATTGAATTTCATCAACAAAGCAAAAGCAAAGGCAGAACAGGGATCATCATTTTGGGCCAATTGGTACAAAGTTTATGGCCTGGGGGAAATTGGATCTTTGGAAGGGGTGATTTTTAACAATTGGGAACAATGCGACAGGATTCCGGATGATGCAGAATTCATCAGTTATGGTTTAGATTGGGGATTTTCCGCAGATCCAACAGCATTGGTGGGGGTTTATCGTTTTGATGATAAAATTTACATTGATGAAATGTTGTATCAAACCAAATTAACAAATTCAGATATCATTTCACATCTGAAGCAGAAAAATGTAAAAATGAATGAATGTATTGTTGCGGATTCAGCGGAACCCAAATCAATAATGGATTTATCATTGGCCGGATTTTATGTTGAAGCAGCCAGGAAGGGGCCGGATTCAATAAAAAATTCAATTGATAGATTACAGCAATATGAAATGAGAATCACCAGGGGAAGCCTAAATTTGATTAAAGAGATTAGGCAATACAAATGGGCAAAGGATAAGACAGGGAAGGCAATTAATGCTCCGGAAGATGTTTTGAATCATGCCATTGATGCCATTAGGTATGTAGCATTAAATAAATTATCCCAATATGAAAACAATGGATCTTATTCATTTGCTGATGATTGGTAAATTGTTATTGGTTTAGTGGTGGTACAATCGGCCGGGATTTCCATCCTGGCCATATTTTTTTTACAACAAATCAATAATTAATGATACAATTAATGTGAAATTGTATCAATACCAAAGATTAGCCGGGTTTTATGATCCTGAAAATGATGAAATACAAATGATTTCATTGTTAATATGTGATTATTTTGGGTTGGAATTGAATGAAATTTATTCAATGGATGCCAAAAGGTTCATCAGGTACACAAAAAAAATCATTAAAATATTCAACCAGGTTAATAAAAAGCCTTTTTGGGTGCGGATGAAATTCCAAACAGATGCAAAAAAAATCACCCTGGGGCAATTTATTGAGGTGCAACATTTTTTGAAGGATGGGCAAAGCGAATCATTGCATTTGGTTGGTGCATCAATTTGGAATGATAACCGGGATCATGTTCATAAAGCAGAATTAATTGCCAACATGCCGGCGAATTATGTTTTAAATGACATCATCAAATTCATTAATTCATTTAACGAATTGATTAATTCATACAAAGGATTATTTGAAATCCCGGATGAAACGGAAAGTGATGATGATGATGAAATTAAAAGTTATGAGGAACCACATGAATTTATTACAAAATTCGGATGGTTTTTTTCAGCAAAGCAGATTGCAGCACATGAAGGAATAAAATTGGAAGATGCTTATAATTTGCCAATCATACAGGCATTGAATGATTTGGCATACCTGAAAAGTGAACAAAGTTATAACAATAAAAAAAATAAATAGGTGGCAGCATCAGCGAAATTAGTTCATGAGGTATTGCAATCATCAGATTTGGAATTGGCGGAATATGATTCAGCCAATTTATCCAAAGTTGATTTGAAGGATGTTAAAAATACAATTGTTCACCTGGGGGCAAAGTACATTGATTTTATCACCGAGGAAATAATAAACCAGGATTTAAAATCATCCGGGGATTTGGAAAGATCATTGCAATTAACGGAATTGAGTGAAACCGGTGGGGTTTATTCCGTTGGAATTAAGGCAGCAGAATATGCATCATATTTGGATGAGGGGGTAAACGGATGGAAGGTTGATCGTGGATCACGTTTCAATTTTAAAACAAAAGGCACCAGGGAAGGATCACCAATGTTTTTATCATTGAAACAATATGTGAACCGAGAGGGAATGAGTGCAAGGAATGTAAAGGTGGGAATTTCATCCAGGGAACGCCGAGGGATGAAATTACAGAACGTTGAAACAAAACAGATCCTGGCATTGGCAGCAACAATAAAAAGACAAGGTATAAAACCCAGGAGATTTTGGACAAATGCAACCGAAGATTTTACAAAATATGCAGAAACGGAATTGGGGATTGCATTAAAAATTGACATCATAAATAATTTAACCACATGATATTTGAATCAACACCGGCAGCATATTCATCAGTAAATGATTTTCTTGTTTATGTTGCATATGATGCACATGCCGCAGATCCGGTTTTATATCCTAATTATAAATATGTTGGTGAAATTTTCATCAATGGCACCCAGGTATTCACAGGTAAGTATTTTCCAAATCCTGTCAGCAATCGGGGAATCATGGATTTTGGATCAGTTATCCGGGAATATGTATCAACAACATTTTCCCCAACATCAAATGTGATCAATGCCCAGGAATTGGGCCAGGGTAGTTGGCAATTGTCAATTGTGATAAAGATAAAGGAAGAATATTCCGGATCAATTGGGCCGGTTGTTTTGACTGATTCAGCCAGGATTTATTTTAATCATTTTAACGGAAGGATATCCAATTTTACAAATTTGGGAAATTACAATGATGATGTGTTATCCGATCGTGTTTCATCCATCACATTAACATTTGGATCAAATTTTTATTTCATCCCATACTTTGCGGAAGCATCATCAACATACAATGTTGTAATTACAGGCGGAACATCAACCAGGACAAAGGTAATAACACCATCAGCGGCCAACACCATGCAGATTTTAAACATTTCACCAGGGGCCATAAATGCAGAATATCCGGGTAATTTCACAACATCAACAGAAACATATTCTGTTCAAGTTGGATCAAAAACCTATGTTGTAAATATTGCATGTACAGGAATGTATCAAAATTACATGATGCATTTTATGAATCAATGGGGTGGATTTGAATCATTTTTGTTCAATAAAGTAAGTAAAAAAACAATTGAGGTTGAACGCAAATCATGGAATCAATTACCATTTAAAGTAAACGGATCCGGGGTTGTTTCAGTTAAAACCGGAAACGTGATGCACAAACAAAAAACCCAATTTGCCGGAAGGTTTAAAGAAAAATTGCGTTTAAATTCGGATTGGGTAACGGATGCGGATTACGAATTTTTACAGCAATTGATTACATCAGCAGATGTTTTTGTTGAGGATGCCGGCACATTTTATCCGGTAATGATTACGAATAATAATTACGATCGGAAAATTCATTTGGTGGATGGATTAATTAATTTCACAATTGATGTTGAATTTGCAACAACCTATAAAACCCAATTTGCATGATAGAATTATTTATTGAAGGTTATCCGGTGGATATTAATCAGGGGTTTTCTACATTGTTGACAATGTCAATTGATGATATTAAAGATTTTGGGGCAAAAAATTCAACGTTTTCGAAAACGATCATATTGCCAGGTACCAAAAACAATAATAAAATATTTGGCAACATATTTAATATCAACCAAAGCAATGAATACATCCCAACATCCAAAAACATCAATATTAATTTCAATGCATCCATTGCAGCAAATGCAATAATTTTTGCCGACAACATGCAGATTTTTAAAGGGATATTCAGGATCATGGAAATCATCATTGATGATGGATTCATTGAATATGAAGCCGCAATATTTGGCGAAATGGCCGGTTTTATAAATGCTTTGGCAAATAAAAAGATTGAGGATTTGGATTTTTCAACATACAATCAAGCGTATAATTATACCAATATTGTTAATTCATGGAATTCAATAACCGGATCAGGGGTTTATTTTCCCTTGATTGATTATGGGGCCGCATCAACATTGAAAGTTGATTTTGATGTTAAAACATTTAAACCGGCCCTGTATGTAAAAGAATATTTGGAAAAAATCATTAGTGGTTCCGGTTACACCTGGGATTTTCCAATGTTATCATCAGCATTGTTTCAAACATTGCACATCCCAAACAATCAGCAACAATTGTACACCACAACATCAATTGCATTTGATGCGGATGCAACAGCGGCAACATATTCATCAATATCAAATGCCAGGTACACCATCACAACCCTGGGATCATTCACAGCATCAATCAACAATGATATTTTCACTTATACACCGGCAACATCTTTGAATACCAATATTTATTGTTATTATGCCGGGCAAATAAATTCCGTTACATCATCCCCGACATCAGTAACATTTTATTTAAAGAAAAATGCAACAATATTATCCCAGGTAACAATTTCGGTTCCATCGGTGCCCAGGCCATTTGGAGTTAACTTATCCGTAAATAATGTAACATTCAATACATCCGATCAGATCAAATTGGAAATCCAATCCAATGTAATTCAGATTCAACAATATGGTGGGGCATTTACAATCACAGCCACAACACCAACCAGGATTCCAATCAGTTATGGTGATACATTACAGATTAATGATACCATTCCAAAGGGAATATTTCAAAAGGATTTCATTTCATCAATTTGTAAAATGTTTAATCTTTACATTTTTGAAGATTATGAAACGGATAAAAAATTGAAGGTTGTTCCATTTGTTGATTTTTATGCAGATGCAACAGCAATTGATTGGAGCAATAAAATTGACAGATCAAAACCAATGAAGATGAAACCAATGGCAGAACTAAATGCCAGGTATTATCAATATAAATTCAAACCTGATAACGATTATTTTTCAGAGAATTACAGGAAAAAATTTAATTTGGGTTATGGTGATTACAATTATGATTCACAATATGATTTTTCAAAAGATACAATTTCAATTGAATTGATCTTTGCACAATCTGTTTTGTATCAATACACCGGAACAGATAAAATATTTCCATCAATTTACAAATTATCAAATTCAAATAATTCAGAGGATCAAATTGATTCCATCATCCGGATTATGCAAGGAAAGAAAATTACCGGGGTTACATCATGGGCAATCAAAAATGGTGGGGTAACATTGACAACAACAACAGATTATGGATATTCAGGCCATTTGGATAATCCAACATCACCTGTTTTTGATCTTAACTTTGCAGCACCATCAGAAATAAATTTTTCGGTGCCATCATATCCATTCAGTAATTTGTTCAACACATATTGGAGTGCATACCTTGCAGAGATCACAGATAAAGATTCCAGGATTTTAACATGTAACATCAAATTGGATTACAAGGATATTTACAAAATTGATTTCAGTAAATTGATTTGGGTTGATGGGGTTTTATACAGAATCAACAAAATCATTGATTTTAATGCAAGTAATGAAGATACATGCACAATTGAATTTTTAAAGATCATCAATAGAATTTATTAAAATGGCAGATATAAATGTAAAGGCGAAATTATCGGTTGAAACAGCGGATGCAGAAAAGGAAATAAACAAGGCCCAAAAGGGAATTAAAAAAGCCGGCGAGGAAATAGATAAAACATCCGAAGCAGCAAAAAAAGGTGGTGGGGCATTTGCATCATTAGGAACAGCATTGAAGGGGTTGGGAGTTTTAACATTGATTGAAGCCGCATTCGGATTGTTCAAGGAAACATTGGGCAAAAATCAAAAGGTGGCGGATGCAATGTCAACAGCCATGAATTTTTTGAGCATTGCATTTAATGATTTGTTTTCATTTTTGAGTAAGAACATCGGAAATGTTGTTGGTTGGTTCAAATCAATCTTTGAAAATCCGGTTGAATCATTAAAGAATTTCGGGGATGCCATCCAGGATAATTTGATTGAAAGATTCAATTCATTTTTGGAAACAATCGGGTACCTGGGAACAGCATTGAAGCAATTGTTTACCGGTGATTTCAAAGGTGCCATTGAATCGGTAAAGGATGCCGGAAAGGAAATGTTGGATGTAATGACCGGGGTGGATGATACAGCCGGAATCATTGTTAATGCAACAAATGCAATTGTGGATTATGCAACAGCAACCTACACAGCCGCAGAAGCACAAACGAAATTGCAGAATACTGCAAAGTTATCAGCCGCACAATTACAGGGATTAGTTGAAAAATATGATCGTTTAGCCGAGCAACAAAGGCAAATCCGGGATGATGAAACCAATTCAATTGATGTAAGGATTGCGGCCAATAATCAATTGGGTGAAGTATTGAAGCAGCAACAACAGGCAATGTTGGCCCTGGCAAATCAAAAGATTGCAGCCGCACAAAATGACCTGAATTTAAACAAAGGGAATATTGATTTGCAAGTGGCATTAACCCAGGCATTGAATGAAAGGCAAGGGGTATTGGCACAGATTACCGGATTGGAATCAGAACAGAAAGTGAATGCGGTGGCATTGGCAAAAGAACAAATTGCAATGGCCCAGGCGGTAATGGAATCAGATAACCAAATTGCATTGGATCGTAAAAATGCAGCCGCAGAATTGATTGATGATGAATTTAAAAAGTTACAAGCATTAAAGGAAATTAGAGATGAGGAAAGGGAAATTGAATTAACCAGGTTACAGGAAAACATAAATAATACTAAGTTAGGCACCCAGGCCCGGATTGATGCACAGATTGCATACAATGAAAAAAAGGCGGCATTGGACATTGCAGATATGCAATACACAAAACAATTGTCTGATCTTAACAAACAAAAAGCCATTGATGATCAGGCATTAATGGATTCAAAGATTGCGGCACAATATCAATTTGCAGCGGCGGTTGGTGGGGCATTGGGGCAAATTTCCCAATTATTTGCCCAGGGCACAGCGGCAAGCAAAACAGCGGCATTGGCTGAATTGGTAATTGGCACCGGGATTGGTTTTATTCAGGGATTGGACATTGCACAGAAGGGGGCAAAAGCAACAGGGCCGGCAGCACCATTTGCATTTCCTATTTTTTACGCAACACAAATTTCCGCAGTATTGGCAGCGGCAAATAAGGCCAGGGGGATATTATCCCAGGTAAAAGGTGGATCAGGTGGCGGCGGTGCGGCATCAGCACCATCAATCCCAACCAATGCACCATTATCACCTACAACATCACAAACATCATTGGATTCAGCATCAATACAATCAATCGGGAATGCCGCAGCCGGGGGAATTAATCGTGCATACGTTGTTTTGAGTGATATTAATTCAAATGAAGAAAGGCAATCAAGATTGCAAAGATTGGCAAGATTAGGATAATAATAAAAATACAAATATGAAAGTGAAATTACCTGTTTATGAAATGTTGATTGATGATGAATTATCATCAGATTTGGAGATTGATTTTATTGCATTGGTGAATTCCCCGGCCATAAAGCGGCCATTTTTGAAATTCAATGATGAATTTATAACACCATCAAAAGGACAAAATAAGGAATCATTTTTGCCAAAATGTATTTCCTATGTAATTAATGAGGGCAAAGATAATGATCAGGCGGTGGCAATATGCAATTCAATATGGGAGCAACATTTTGCAGATGAATCATATTCAGATTATCCGGATGCAGTTAAAAACAATGCTCAATCCGCATTGAGTTGGGCAGAATCCAAAATCAAGCAAATTGAAAGAAAATCATTTGCAATACAGAATGAAGAACAGCGAATAATTTCCGGACCATTGATGATCCCAAATCAAAAAATTTACAGATTTGATAAAGAAACGGAAACGGAATATGAAGTTTATTTTTCACCGGAAACAATAAAAAAGATTGCCATCAAATATGCAAAACGTGGATTTCAGAAAAATGTAAATATTATGCACAATCCCGACATGGTAACGCCAGGAGTTACATTATTTGAAATTTTCCAATCGGATAAATCCAGGGGAATAAAGGCAATGGAAGGATTTGAGGATTTACCGGATGGAACATTATTTGGATCAATGTATGTTGAAAATGATGTTGCCTGGGATATGGTAAAGAATGACATTGTGAAGGGATTTTCGGTTGAAGGAAATTTCGGAATGAAATTAAAATCAAAATATCAAATTCAATTTGAAAAGATAGTTGAGATTTTAAATAGTGTTAAATAAAAAATTGTTTTTATAAATTCAACATTGTTTTAAAAAATGATACAATCAATTAAATATTATATTATGACCACAAAGGAAGCAATTGAAAAGATAAAAAATATGTTGTTTAATGATGCAGCACCGGCGGTTGTTGCACCGGCAGCAGAACCGGCAAAGTTCATTGAAGTTAAAACAAAGGATGGGTTGATTTTGGAAGTTGATAAACTTGAAGTTGGTGGATCAGTTTTGTTGAATGGGGCACCGGCAGCAGATGGGGAATATGAGGCGGAAGATGGAACAAAAATGAAAGTTGTTAGCGGATTGATCACCGAGATCATGGCAGCAGAAGAACCGGCAAAGGTTGAAATTGAAGTTGAAGCCATGAAGAAATTGCCAGGCATGTTTTCAGCAATAAACGCAGATTTTGCAGCAACAAAAAATGAAATTGCTGATCTTAAAAAAACCATTGCAGCACAAAAAGAAACATTGAAGCAGATGTTTGCATTGGTTGAAAAGATGGGAAACAACAGCATTGAAAAACCAATTGAAAAGGCAAAATCATTTGATGAATTATCACCATTGGAAAAATTCAGGGCACAAAAATAATTTATGTTAAAAATTAAAAATGATGTTGTTATTTATCCATATGGCAAACAATGCAATGGATTTGACAACAAAAGCGAATTAAGTCAGGAAGTTTTGGAACATTTACAAACGAGATTTCCGGATGACATTGAAGAAGTTAAACAAGACAAAAAAAATAAATAAAATTTAAAAACCAAACAGGATGGCAATTTCGGCTACAATATCAGACATCAGGGGTAAAGCATACGAACCCATATTAGAAGAATTATTGTTTCAAAACAAAACAATTGAGGAATCTTTAGTTTCATTTGAATCAGATGTAAAGAATGAAAGTATTTTCACAGAAAATACAAACGTTGTTGCCATGCAAGCCTATGCATCAGGGGCACCAACATCAAGTGGAACATTCAACATTGTTGATACATTGGTTACACCAACCAAAGTGATGTTCTATCATGAATTTGATCCAAATGCATTAAGACCATCAAGATTCAAAAGATCAATGAAGCCAGGGGCCTGGGAAATTGCATCAACCGAATTTGAAAGGGTTGTATTGGGTGCATATGGAAAGGAAGTTTCATTGGATGCGGAATCAAAGTGGTGGACAGGAATCACATCAGCAACAAAAACAGCAGTTGCAGCATTAACACCAGGAGTTGGCCAGGGATCAGTTGGAGCAGCGGAACAAACATGGGCAGCCGCACAAACGGCATCATTGTTTGATGGGGTTGTTGCGAAAATGATTTACAACAATGGTGCATTGGGAACCAGGGTGAAGGTTTTGGGAACCACAATCAGCAGCACCAACATAAATGCAGAATACGCAAAGGCCTATGCTGCTTTGCCGGCGGTTGTTTTGGCACAGAATGAAAAGCCATACATATACGCACCATATAGCCACAAACAATTGATTAACATTTTCAATGTTTCGGCAACATATCGTGATTTGTTTTCGGTTGACATTAAAGCGGACAAATATTTTTACAATGGAATTGAAATCAAATTTGTTCCGGTTCCTGAAAATTGCATGATCGTTGCATTGCCATCAAATTTGATTTGGGCAACCGATTTGGTTAGCGACATCAACAGAATGGAAATCAACAAAATTGCAAATAATCGTGAAGATATGTTTGTAAAGCACATTTTCACAATTGCGGCACACGTTGCAAGGCAGAACACAAATGTTTTATACTTAGGTTAATAATATACAGGGCCGGGAATTTAACCGGCCCTAATTTTAATTGAAGTATTTAACATATTATAAAAAATTTTAATATATAGCCATGGCATGCAGTTTGAGCACCGGTTACAACCTTGATTGTCGTCTATCTTATGGGGGCATAAAGGACATTTATTTAATTGAATTTGAAAATGTTGCATCAGTAACAGAAACGGCCGGAGTGATCACAGCCATCACCAAAGTTTCTTTGAAAACATTTAAAAAATATAACCTGATCGCACATACAGCGGAAGGAGATGAAGCATTGACAGCATCAAGGGAAATGGGAACATTGTCAAACAAACAGACAATTAAATTTCCCATCAACAAAATGACCACAGCCGTTAGAAATGAATTATTTTTGTTGGCACAGAACAGATTGATTTTTGTTTTTGTTGATGAGAATGGCACCGGTTGGATGTATGGCAGAGATTACGGATTGACATTAACCACATCAGCAAATAAAACCGGAAAGGTTTTGGCAGATCGTAATGGTTATGAATTGGTTTTTGAAGGGGATGAAAAGAATTTGGCATATGAAGTTAATTCAACAGCATTGGCAACATTGTTAACATAAAGATTTTTCATGTTGTTATAATTTAGGGCCGGAATAATATCCGGCCTTTTTTTTTAATCAACAAAAATGAAATTATTGATACAATTAATGATGATCATTTATACCAAAGGAACACAATCAGAAACAATTGTAACATTAACGGAATCAACCACAATTGAGAATCCGTATTACTTATTTGTTTTTACCAATGTTTCAACAAAAGTGATCATCAAAATAAATGTGAATTCCGCATATGATACAAGTGAATTCCCGGAAAGGGCCAACATTTACAATTTCAACACCATAACACTATTTTCAACAGCACAGGCCGGCCAATATTCATATGATGTGTACGAACAGGCATCATCATCAAATTTAGATCCAACAGGGTTGAATTTGGTTGAGTGCGGAAAGATGAATTTATTACCGGCCACAAATTTAACACAAAACGGATATGAACCGGAAACAACATACAAAGGATATTCAGGTTAACACAACAACCGGGGAAATCTTGCAAGTGAAATCAGATTCATTTGCAGATTCAACAATACCTGTGATGAAAGAAAAATTGGGTTATGATTACATCCCATTTGGTGATCGTAATGATTATCCAAATTACTTATTATGGCTATACAATAAGAGTGCAAAACACAATGCAATCATTACAGGAAAATGTGTTTACATCCTGGGGAATGGATTGAAAAGTGATAATGAATTGGGTGATCAGTTTTTGTTGAAGGCAAATGAAAATCAATCCTGGGATCAGTTAATTAAATTAATGTGTTTGGACATCGAAAATTTCGGTGGGGTTTATTTACAATGTATCCCGAAATTAGCCGGTGGGTATAATTACTATCATGTTGCATATGAAAGGATGCGAACCAATGAAAACAACACCTGTTTTTACTACAAAAAGGAATGGAAAAATAATTTACAAAAGGCAGATAAAGAATATCCGGCATTTAGGCCAGGGATAACAACCACATCAATATTTTTTTATAAAGAATACAGATGCGGAAAAAATCCATATCCATTGCCAACATATATTCCGGCATGCAATTGGATTGAATCGGATATTGAAGTTTCCAGGCACACATTGACAAATGCCAAAACAGGATTTTCCGCATCCAAATTTATCAATTTTTACAATGGCGAACCATCGGAAGAAAAAAAGGCCAGGATCACCAGGGGATTAGAAAACCAGGCAACAGGTGCAGAGGGTAAAAAATTGTTGATTGCATTTAATAACGCAACATCAACAAAGCCAACCATTGATGATTTGGGGCAAAGTGATTTAACCAAAGAGAATTTCGGGCAAATTGATTCATTAATTACGGCCAACATAATAACCGGGCACAATGTAACATCGGGCCTTTTATTTGCGATACAAGAGCCGGGAAAGTTGGGAAATTCATCAGAATTAAAAACAGCATTTGAGATTTTTAAAAATACATACATTACCCACAAACAAAAACACATTGAAGAAATTGTATCATATTTTTCAGATGTTGCCGGGGTTGATGCAGAATATAAATTGAAGGATGTTGAACCGGTGGGATTGGATTTGGATCCAATTCAATTCAAGGAGTTATTGCCTAAAAAATGGATCCTTGAAAAATTGGGTATTGATCCAAATTTGTACATGGATGAAATCAACCCAACAGGAACAGAACCAATTGCAATGGGGAATGATACATTGGTTAACATTAGCGGCAGACAGCAGCAGAACCTTATGCGGATTGTTAGATTGTTTAGTCAAGGTAAGTTATCAAAAGGACAGGCATCAATCCAATTGGCCGCATACGGATTCACAGCGGATCAAATAAATCAATACCTGGGATTAGATGAAAACCCAAACACAAATGATCAGCAATTTGAAACGGATGAACTTGAATTTATTGCCGAAATGTTTGAGGATTACGGAGAACCCAGGGAGAATTTTACGATCCTGAAAACAACACCATACACCGGTGAAGATGACAACAATTTTTCATTCATGTATGGGGCATTTGCGGAATACACCGAAAGGGAAGCAAAGATTTTGGAATTGTTGAAGGCACAACCTGATTTGAGTAATTCACAAATTGCCGAGGCATTGAAATATGATTTGGTTGTTGTTGATGATATTGTTGGAAAATTAGTTGGTGAAAAAATTATTGTTGCGGAAAATGTTTCAGGAAAAACCATCCGAAAGATAACCGAGAGATTGCCAAAAAAACAATTACCTGAAATCATCACAGCATACACCTATGAAAAAAGGGATGAGGTGCCAGGTGATACATTACTGAAAACATCCAGGCCATTTTGCGTGCGGATGGTAAATATTTCAAAACAAAGGATGTTCAGCATCACAGACATTCAGAGATTATCACAAAGGTTGGGTTATTCAGTATTCAAAAGGGCCGGCGGATTTTGGAACAATAACGGAACAATTGAATGGCATTGCAGACATCAATGGAAAAAACATATCGTAATAAAAAATAAATAAGAAATGGCGGTTGTAACATATTTGATTTTACCATCAGTTTTAAAAGAGAGAATGTCCATACATGATAACGTGGATGATAAATTGATTTATCCGGAAATTAAGGCGGTGCAAGATATTTATATCATGCCATTGTTGGGATCAACTTTGTTCAATAAAATATTAACCGACATCAATAACAACACATTAACCGGGAATTATAAAACATTGGTTGATGATTATATTATAATGTGTATTTGCAATTATGTAATGTCAGAATTGCCGGAAGGGTTAAATTATCAATTTTGGAATAAGGGAGTTTCTCAAAAGGTAGTTGATAACGCAACACAACCAACCATGTCTGAAATGTATTCAATTGTTGCAAAATATAAATCAAGGGCAGAATATTATGCAAAAAGATGCAGAATGTATTTGGTGCAAAATGGAAATAATTATTTCCCGGAATACAGAACATTTGTGGCCGGGGTTGATGTTGTTTATCCGGATCATACGGATTATTCATCACCAATTTACCTGGGGGATGTTTCATCAATTCCGCCGGATGATTATTCATTGAACAAAAGACCACCGGCCGGGTATAATTCAAACGATCCATATTTTATTTAAAATGCCGAAAGCAATTTCAAAAAAGAATGAGAATAAACTAAAAATTTATTTGATTCAACAGACAAAGAAAAATGACATTAAAGCAAATAATCACCAGGTTAGAAACATTAGCACTATCACAAAAACAAATTAAAACGTTTTTTGTTGGTGGTGCGGATGAATTTTTGGATGATGCAAATGTTGTTTATCCGGCATGTTTTTGTGAATTAAAGCCTGATCATAATGTTTCATTGGAAAATAGAATTGCAAATTTTAATTTCACAATATACTTTTTTGATTTGTTGGATATTGCCAACAATTCATTAAAAAATAGGTATGAAATAATTTCGGATATGTCATCCATTGCCCAGGATTACATTTCATTAATTTATGATACGGATTTCAAAGATTGGGAAATAAATGATGATTTCAATTCATCAGTTACAGAATATCAATTACAGGATCTTGTTTCGGGAATATCATTTGATATTTCCATTGGCAAAAAATATGATGCAAATCTTTGTGAGGTTCCAACATCATTGATATTTTCAGAATATCAAAAATCCAATTTAACATTAAAGCAAGTGATCACCAGGATTAAAACCCTGGCATTATCACATAAGCAAATAAACACATTTTATATTGGATCCTTTAATGAGTTTTTGGATGGGGATGATGTAACATATCCGGCCTGTTTTTGCGAATTGAACACATCGGGAGTTTTCAGCATAACCGAGAGAATGGCAAAATACACATTCACATTTTATTTATTTGATTTGTTGGACATTTCAAATAATGCATTAAAAAATGAATGGGAAGTTAAATCAGATATGCATTCAATTGCATTGGATGTTATTTCAATGTTGAATTATGTTGGATATCAACATAGTTGGATAATTGATGATAATTATGATGTTACAATTTCAGATTATCAATTACAGGATTTAACATCCGGAGTTTCATTTAAAGTTGAAATTGCAACCNTGATTTNAAATTTGTCTGAATCTTTGCCAGGCAGTTGTTGAAACCGGGAATTTCCTTTTGTGGAATGATACAGACAAATTTTTAATCAATTCAAATGACAAATTAATTATTTTTGACTAATGGCAAATAAAAAAATAAATCAGTTAGACGTTCGAACATCACCGGCATTAATTGATTTGTGTTTGATAGGTGATCCGACAACAGGAATTGCATTCCAATTCACTATGGATCAATTAAAAACATTGTTGGGGGTAAATGAAAAATTTAATATTCCGGCCGGAGATACAACCCAATATGTTGCCGGGGATGGAACATTGATAACATTTCCGGTTGCCGGCCAGGCCGGAACATTAGTGCGACAAGTTCGAAACGTTACAGGAGCAACATTAACCAAAGGAACGATCATTTATATCAATGGTGCATCCGGGAATGTGCCAACAATAACAAAAGCCATTGCAACAGGTGATCCAACATCAGCACAAACATTTGGAATTGTACAAGCAAACATTGGCAACAATGCAAATGGTTATGTTGTTGCGTTTGGTGATTTAGTTGGATTAGATACATCAGCATTAACAGAAGGGCAACAATTGTATTTATCGGGAACCACAGCCGGCACCTGGCAGACCACAAAGCCATATGCACCAATTCATTTGGTTTACATTGGGGTTGTTACACGATCACATCCAACATTGGGAAGGATTGAGGTAAACATACAGAATGGTTATGAAATGGCGGAATTACATGATGTTTCCGCACAATCACCAACCAACAATGATGGTTTATTTTACAATGCAGTAACGGAATTATGGGAATCAAAAAGTATTGCACAGGCATTTGGATCATCATCATCAGCATCAAACATTTTTAATTTTTATAATTTTATTTAATATGACATACACAGCACCGGATGGACATGTAATGATAATCAATTCAACAGATAATGTTGTTTATGATTGCCCACAAACAGGAATGATTGAAGGGGTTTTTGATTCATTGGAAACAACATATGCAAACAATGTTTTCGGAATTCAACAAATTAGAATCAACAGAATCGTTGATTTTGATTCAATATTGATTACCATCAGACAATCAACGGATCAGGAATTACAGGAATACATTGATTCCATTATCAGAACGCAACCGGAACCGGAATCACCATTAACAATTGATCAATCAGGAAATTTAAATTAATATAATATGCCGGCAAATACAACACCCATTTTTACATTAGTACCAAAGGCAGCAACAGCAACAATTGCAGCAGCCAACACAGCCAGGGATGGATCAGGAACATTGATTACATTGTTCACAGCCGGGGCCAATGGTTCCAGGGTTGATTTCATCACCTTTACATCTTCCCAGGTAACACCGGCAGCATCAGCAGCCAGGGTTGAAAGAATATTTTTAACCGATACAGCCGGATTGAATCCAAAATTAATTGGTGAAATTGCAATGGCCGCAGTTACAGCATCAAACATTGCCATTGGGGCAACATCAACATTTACCTTTACCAATGGATTAATTTTGAATGTTGGGCAGATTATCAAGGTTACGCAATCGGTTTATGGATCGGCAGCAGATGCAACAGATGTTGTTGCCAGGGGTGGGGATTTTTAAATAAAAAAATATGTTTGGATTTCCAATTAACTTGTTTGATGGTGGGATAACACCGGCGAAATTTACACCGGATGCGAATAGTGGATTTCCAAAAAATCAGCAAATAGAAATTTTCTATTCTGTAAAAGATGGGAGTTGGAATGATAGAACAACATGGGAAACAGCATCCGGCCGGGTTGGTTTATTACCAACAAGAAATGATGATGTTTATATTAGAAATGTTGTAAGCATGAATAATGGATTTAATGCAAATAATATTTTTATATCATCTGTTTTAAACATTTTAGATTCATCACCACAACAAAACAATATTTTTGGAAATATAAAATGTTATGGTAGATTAATTATTGGACAATTTCAAACATTAAATATTGGTGGGAATGATAATTTTATTTTAAACTATACATTCAGTAACACATCTGTAATAAATTATAATGGGTTTATTGACCAAACAATTTTACCAATACAATATGTTAGTTTATTCGCAACAAATGGAAGAAAATATTTAAATCATAATATTGTTATTGGTAATATTTTTTCAATCAATAATTGTGGGTTTTATATAAATACAAATAGTTTAATTGTAAATGGTGAATCATCAATAGGTACAACAAATGTTGCAACATTATATTGTTTAGTTGATAATGCTAATTTATTGTTTAATGGATTAGTTACAATTACAAATTTTTCACAAGGTAATGCGATTGATTTTAGTGGAAATCCAAATATTGAATTTAGAAATGGCTTATTTTTCAATCAACCATCAGCAGCACCACAAATTGGAATTACAGGAACCGGCACATGGAGTTTTACAACAAACAATCAAACGTTAAGATGTTGGGGGACAGGAATTTATAATTGTAACATTTTAATTGGTTCCGGAATTACATTATCAATTTTAAACACATTTGGAACAAATACTTTAAATAAAACAATAAATGGAATTGATAGCACAAGTAGATTATTGATGGCAGCCACAGGCAATTTATATTTTAATACATTGGCATCTGTTTCATCCATGACAACCGGAATTTGGGATTTTACAACAAATGCAAATACGATTGGATACACAGGTAATTACACAGCAACAATCCCATCATATTTTCCAACATTCCATAATTTAACAATAGGTGGAACCGGAACAAAATCATTAGGAGTAAATACAACATTGAATGGTGCATTGTTAATCCAATCAGGTGGAAATTTAGAATTGTCAACATTTAATTTTAGCGTATTAGGAACAACCACATTAAATAGTCCAAATCAAAATAATAAATTATCCAAATCAGGATCAGGAAATATTTTATTTGTTGGATTGGTAACATTACCAAATCAACCATCAACACCAGGATTTGATTTTAGTGGAAATCCAAATGTTGAATTTCGTGGTGGAATTATACAGACATTTGTTTATAGTAATGTTATAAATTCCGGAACAGGAATTTTTTCATTTACAACAAATAATCAATCAATAAATGTTGGATTTAGTTCACAACAATTAATATTTAATTGTAAAATAGAAATTGCAAATAATATTACGTTAACCAATACATCATCAATATTAACATTAAATGATACAATAAATGGTATAACAAGCACAAGTAAATTATTAAATTTAGCAACAATAAATTTTAATACATTAACATCCTGTTCATCCATGACAACAGGAATTTTTGATTTTACAACAATTGGAAATACAATTGGATTTACAGGTAATTATTCAGTAAGTATAAATTCATTATATAATACATTTCAAAATTTAAATGTTGCCGGAACAGGAATTAAATCTATACAAACAAATACAACATTAAATGGAAATTTGACATTAACAACAAATGGAAATCTTGAATTGTCAACATACAATTTTATAGTAAATGGAAATTCAAATTTATCAGCAATAAATCAAGGCATTAAATTATCAAAATCAGGGGCCGGAAATGTTTTATTTGTTGGAAATTTAAGCATTGCTAATCAAACACCTTTAGCATGCATTGATTTTAGTGGTGGAAATCCATCAGTTGAATTGAGAAATGGAATTAGTGGATTGTTTATTTATAGTAGTGTATTAAAAACAGGAACCGGGATTTGGACATTTACAACAAATAATCAATCATTAAATTTTACAACAGCAATAGCACAACCACCAACATTCAATTGTCCAATTTTAATTGGGCCAATTACATTAACAATTAATGGAACATCATCAACTAATCCTTTTTATTTTACCAATACAATAAATGGAAATAATGTTGCAAGTAAATTAATGATGGGAACAAACAGCCCATTATTGCAGTATTTAAACGCAACCAGGCCAATGATCACCGGTATTTTAGATACATCAACAAATTTAAATACATTTATTTATGGTAGTGGAAACCAGGATATTTTGGGATCACCAACAATTTCACCAAAACAAGTTTACAGAAATTTAACTTTGAATGGAACCGGAGTTAAAACATTACAGGGATATGTTTCTGTTTTAAACACATACACATTGACAGCACCGGCCACATTGGCAAATAATGGATTTACATTAACCAACCCATAAAATGAGTATAGGTTTACCAATATCAAAACAAACAGGAGAGGGGATAAATAATCCAACACCAACAACCAGGAGTTTAACCATCGGTGGGGTTACCTATGATTTATCCGAGGATAGAACATGGGCCGGGGGGGGTGATGTTATTTTAACTGATAATGGATTTCCAACACCACCATCAGCAAACAAAACAAAGGTTTTTACCGATTCAATGGCCGGCCGGTTTTTAGTTGCATCAATTGATTCATCATCATTGCATTTTGATTTTCAACCGGCCCTGTTTAATTCAACCACATATCTTTGGTTACCTGGGACAGGAACAACATTGGCAATAAATTGGGGAACATCATTTGTTGCAAGGAATTCAGGAACAGCAGCAGCACAGGCAACACCGGCAAAAACATCAACATCAGCAATTACAGCATTAAACCGGGCAACATTTTCAACCGGATCAACAGCAACCGGGGCATCAGGAATCCAATCATCAGAAACAACAGCATGGATTGGGAATGCTGCAAATTTGGGTGGATTTTTCTTTTTTGCAAGATTTGCTATTCAGGCATTTTCTTCAACATATCGTTGGTTTATTGGCATATCGGCAAACAATGCAACAATGAATGCAAATCCTTCAACATGGAATAATACATTGGGAATTGGTATGGATTCAAGTGATTCAACTTTGCAGTTCATAATGAGAGATAACGGAACAACATCAACAAAAAGCAATACATTAGAATCAATAAATTCAACAACAATTTATGATTTTTATATTTTTGTTAAACCAAATTCATCATCAGTAACATTTGAATTACGGAATTCATTAACAAATGCAATTGTTTCAATAAAAACCGAAACATTAAATTTGCCATCCAATACAACATTTATGTTCATGCAATCACATATTCAATCAGTTACCGGGACAACACCAAAAGTTTTGGCATTGAATCGGATGTACCTTGAAT